GCTATTTGTCAATGGGTAAATCAATGATAGCTGTGGCAAGAAAGACAAACATTCCCTTTCAATCAATTTCTCGTTATATTAAGGAAGCTAGAACACAAGTAAAGAATAACGTAATACAAGGATTAAATAATTAAAATATGAGTTGCGGATGTAAAAAGAAGGTAGAAGCACCACCAGTATCACAACCGGTGATAGATGAATTACCAAGACCACAAACACAAGAAGAATATCTAAACGAACAATTAAAAGAATGGAATGGTGGTCCAATAACAGGAACAACAGAAAATTAAACTATGACTGAATTAGAAAGATTAGAGAAATTAAAACAAGAAGCAATAGACAATCCTCCAAAGAAAGTAAAAGGATGTAAATCTTGTAAGAAGAAAAAAGAAGTGGAAGTTCAAGCAAACACAGAACTACCGGCAGCAATAACAGAATATTTTCCAACCATAAACGAAGTAAAAGAAGCGTTTATTATGTTGGGTAATCCGAAGCCTGAAGAAAAAATATTTATTGAAAAGGTATTCTATGGATTATACAAACAAAACTTTGATTGGAATTGTCCAAGTTGTGTTCATAGACATACACAAATTATTAAGAATTATTTAAAAGACGCAGGAATAAAATTATGAGTGGAAGAAAAACAAATGTAATTGAGTACGAACAGCAGGTAGAACGTGCGTTTGAACTTATGTTATATGAGAAAAAGTCTTATGAGGAATTTCGTCAACAATTCTCAAAGGAAATGGGAATATCTCAAAGACAAGCAGAAAACGTTTGGAAAGACGTTAGGACTCGTTTAAAGGAACGATTCCAACAGAACCAAGAAGAAATACTACAAGAACAATTAAATCGTCTGTATGACCTTCTAAATCGTTGTAGACTATCAGGTAATAGAAGAGTTGAATCAGAAGTGTTAAGAGATATATCAAAAATATTGGGATTAGAAGCACCAAAGAAAGTAGATTTAACTACAGATGGTCAACCAATCTCAATTAACATTAACTTAACAGATTAGATTTTTTTATAATAACAAGTGAGTAAAATTTCGTAAATAGGTATGCCAGCATCACCAGCAAGAAGATTTAAAAGACAACAGGAAAGAGAAAGAACCAAAATGATAACAAAAATCCATAGAGAAACTTTGGCAAGGTTTAAGAATATGAGTGAAGAAGAAATAAAAAGGGAAATAGAAATGTTCCAACAACAATATGGAAATATCAATCAATCCAACGAAGCGTCAATCACAGGCGTGGAAGTATCTAACGGATAATAAAACAAACGTAGTATTATTTGGTGGAAGTGCCGGTGGTGGTAAGTCTTGGTTAGGTTGTCTATGGATAACCACACTATGTTTACAATATCCTGGTACCAGATATTTGATTGGTCGTGCAGTATTAACACAATTAAAACTCACAACTCTTAATACGTTATTTGAACTATTGGGACAGATGGGTTTAAAATCAGGGGAACATTATACATACAATGGTCAATCAAACGTATTGACATTCTATAACAAATCAGAGATTATATTCAAAGATTTGGCTTACAATCCATCAGACCCAAACTATGATTCGTTAGGTTCGTTGGAAATTACTGCAGCCTTTATAGATGAAGCTGCACAAATAACAAGTCTAGCATACAATATCGTTAAATCCCGTATAAGATTTAAACTAAATGAATATAACTTCATCCCAAAGATATTGATGACTTGTAACCCTGCAAACAATTGGATTAAGAAAGACTTTTATTTACCATATGTTCAGGACCAGTTGGATGAGAATAAAATATTCCTACCATCATTACCGATGGACAATCCACACTTACCGGCATCCTACATTGATATGTTAAAAGAATTACCACCAATGCAACGTAAGAGATTATTGGAAGGTGATTGGAATTATATGGATGATTCAGATTCATTATTTGATTTTGATTCCATATCAAATTCTGTATTTAAAGACAAACCAAATCCACAAGATAAAAGATATATTAGTTTGGACGTGGCGAGATTCGGTGAAGACAGGTCCGTGGCAGTCGTTTGGAATGGACTGGTGGTCATAGAAATTAAAGTATATAGAAAACTATCAGCCACAGAATTATCGTCCGAAATTAAGGAGTTAATTGCAACCTATGGTGTTCATCCGAATAACCTGATTGTTGACTCTGATGGCGTTGGTGGACCGGTTGCTGATATGTTGCGTGGAACAAACTTTGTAAACAACAGTACAGCTCTACATCAACAGAACTTCTCTAACTTAAAATCACAATGTTATGTGAAACTATCTGAACTATTTAAAGAAGGAAAGATTAGTTTAAACATAATGGAACCATCTGTTGTAGAAGAATTAACACAAGAATTATTAGCTATCAAGCTAAAAGATATAGATAAAGACAATAAAATAGCAGTACAATCCAAAGATGAGATGAAGAAAGTGTTAGGAAAATCTCCTGACTTATCTGATGCCATTATGATGAGAATGTATTACGAAATTAAAAACCTGAAGGCGACAGGTAGATACGCCATTGCTTTTGTATGATAAAATTTAAGATAGAAGAAAAAGAGTACAACGTACCAGACTTTGTGTCAATTGACAATTATGTAAAAATATATAAAATCAAAGACTTTTTTGATGATGATTATTTTACAGTAAAACTAATATCAATGTTTACTGGTGCACCAATTGATGACTTATCAAATTCAGATTATTCAGATATAAGTTATATAGCAGCTTATATCTTATCATTATTACCACAAGGTAAACAAGATTTTAAAGATAGATTTGAAATTGATGGTGTGAAGTATGGTTTTTTTAGAAAGTGGCAAGATTTAACTTTTGCAGAATTTGTGGATATGGATACTATCTCAACAAAAAAACCAAATGATTTGTTGAATATGTTGCACGTACTCGCAGCCATAATGTATAGACCAATTACAGAAGAAAGGAGTGAACACGACTTTGATATTGAAAAGTATGATGTAAAAACAATGGTCAAACGTTCTGAATTGTTTAAACAAAAATTAGATGTGAAGTATATACTTGGAGCACAGTTTTTTTTTATCAAGTTCGCAAAGAGATATTTGAGTTATTCCCAGGCGTCTTTGATACAGAAGATTCCGATATGGACGAGGATAAAACTGTATTGGAAGATGAGGAAAATAATGTGGAAACTAGCTTTCAATCCGTCTTCGGTTGGTTCCTTGTCGTCAACAGAATTACTACAAATGATATTACAAAACACGAACAAGTCTATCAAAAAAACTTAATTGAAGTTTTAAATCAATTAAATTTCCTTATAGCTTATGATAAAGAACAAGAGAGATTACAGAAAAAAGCAATGTCACAACACTAATTTCATCACGAATTATATAATTTTTTATATTTAATATTAGATGCTAAACACGATAACATATAAACAAATACTGACATATTTCAGTTCAATAGCATATCATCACGAACAAATCAGGTCATTTGGTTTTGGTGACATAGAACAGTGCACCAATGACATTATAACCAAACAGGAACCAAAATATATGAGATTATATATTGTTCCTGACGGTGTTGAATTTAATGAAAACCATATTCATTATAATTTTTCCTTGATTGTTATGGATAGAGTGGAAGAAGATTTATCCAATTTAGAAGACATTATGTCAGATACATTGGAAGTATTGATGGATATATGGACCATCTTTTGGCAATCATATACTGAAGCTCAAGGAGATTTTAGTGATATTATTATGGGTGATTGGGAACCAGATATACATCCGTTTACAGAAAGATTTGAAACGACATTAGGTGGATGGACGATGCATATCAGAATGTCAGCACCATTTGATTATAACAGATGTGATTTACCGGTTATAGATAACTTCGGATTCCCACAAGATGAATCCTATTCTGCATACAAACAAGTTTTAGTTGATTGGCAAAGATTTGCTGAAGCACACGAACAAGTTAGAAGTTATGGATTCGGTCCATTGGAACAATTAACCGTGGATAGATATACCAAAGTAGAACCAAAATACCCAAGACTATATTTCGTTCCTGAAAAAACAAGATTAAATCCAGGTCATATGCACATAACTTGGCACGTAATTATATGTGATAAGGTTAATAATGATTTGTCAAATCTTCAGGATGTATTGAGTGATACTTTGGAAATTGGAAAGGACTTTTTCTCTAAAGCATACTTATCAGATTACGATGCAGAATTTGATGCTACGTTGGAACCTTGGTTGGAAAGAACTGAAACCATATTAGGTGGATGGACACTACCATTAAGCATCCAACAGAAATTTGATTATAATCGTTGTGTATTACCAGTTACATCATTTATACCTGGCTACACTTGGGATGAATTAGAAGAACTATGGAGATTAGTAGATAAAACTTATAATAATATTTAAAATATAAATAAAAATGAATTTCGAAATAAGATGGAGCAATCCAAGCGAAGACAAACCAGCCATATTGGAAAACGTAAGATTAACTAAAGAACTAATTGAAGAATTAGAAGCACAGTATGGTGATAAAATAATTACAATAAAACCAAAACACTAATATGTCTAATTTAAGTAATCAATATATAAGTTCATCTTATCAATCTGTCCTAAACGTTGGAACAGGTTCAGGTGCGTATATTACATCAACTCCACAACCAATTACAGATGGTTATGGTTCGGTTACACCATTAAACTTGTCAACAACTACATTACAAATAAAAGGTGATTTAGATTTAAGCGGTTCACTATTATCTTCAATAATTCCTGCGGTATCTAACTCTGTGGATTTAGGTTCACCTAC